CACACGCGACACAGAAAATCACAAGAAAACCATTTTAGGGTTGTTTATTCGGGATAGTATGCTATAATAACTCTATGCCATACAACGATCCAGAGTTAAAGAGACTGAATAGGATAAAGCACGCTAAAAAGAACGCGGAGCTTACAAAGAAGTGGATTGAAGCTCACCCAGAAAAACGCAAAGAATATAGAGATCGTCATAAGAACAAAGATATTGATAAGTTTAGAGAAGAAGAGAACGCAAGGCGTAGAAAGCGTAGAGCAGAGTGTCCTTGGGTAAGAACTTATGAAGGAATCTACACGCGTATACGCCAAGGTAAGCAGGGTAGGAAACGTTGCTTAGCTTATGCCAACGTTAAGATGCTTATGAACCCAGCACAGCTAAAAGAGTTATGGCTTAGAGACAAAGGTTCAGAATTAAAAAACCCCTCCATAGATCGTATCGATCCAGATGGAGACTATTCATTCGAGAACTGTAGATATATTGAGCTCTCAGAAAATCGCCTCCGCAATCGCAGATGGCATGTTCCACGTGAAACATAGATAAACAAGAACATTCTTGACAAAAAAGCCAGATAATGGTATAGTATTACTATTAAGGCAATTGGATAAGACTTTCCCTACGGGAACTCTTGTCCTTTTTTTTTACTCTAGAGGAGAAACACATGTCGATGCCCACCAAACTAAGCGAGAAACACTGGCAAGCCCTAGAGCTTCTATCTAAAGATATTCCCAGAAAAGATGTAGCAGAAAAGATGGGTTGGAAGAGAAATTATCTCGATCAACTCTGTATTGGCGCAGTTACCTCAGCAGGTGGCGTTGCGGGACTATTTAAATCTGAGTATGAAAAGGTTAAGGCTAAGTCTAAGAAAGAAACTGACGACTTAATTCAGGGTAACCTTAAAGCCGCACAAAAGCTTATGAAAGAAGTATTCGACGAGATTGGTGGAAAGAAAAAGAAGTCTGATGCTGACAAGAAGATATTGTCTATGTATACGAACGCGATTGCCAAGTGTCAGCCAAGCGTTAATATAAAAAATTTATCATATAGTTATACTAAAGGCTTAAGTGCGGAGGAGTTAATGCATGAGTTTAAAAGACTTAAGACAATTGCAGAGTCATCATTTGACCGTGGAGGACTTCCAGAGGTTGCCAAGGGAGGAACAAGAGAATTACCTGAGGCTGATGAATGAGGAGGTAAATTGGCTAAAAGCACAAAAACTATTGCTGTACGAACCTATGCCGAAACAGGATCTGTTTCACAAGAGCCCTTGTCCACGACGAGCTCTATTCGGTGGGAACCGAGTTGGGAAAACAGTGGCTGGTGGAATGGAGTTTCTTTTCCATATGACTGGTCAGTATCCAGAGTGGTACCCGGAGAAGGGGAGATTCAAGGGTAGCATTAAAGGTCGTATTATTGCAAAAGATTTTCAGAAGGGTGTTGGAGAAGTTATTACACCTTTTTTAGAAGAATGGCTTGATGAGAGCATGATTCAGCGTAGGGTAAAGAACCCAATGGGTATCCCTACCAAGTACCAACTTAAGAACGGATCGGTCTTTGATATATTAACTCATGAACAGAGTACAGAACAATTCGAGGGCTGGAGAGGCCATGTGGCTTGGTTTGACGAGCCGCCACCTCGTGACAAGTATGTGGCAACTCTACGGGGGCTGGTTGACTACAGTGGACGGCACTGGTTAACGTTAACTCCTCTAACCCAGCCTTGGATCTATGATGAGATCTACACGGCAACAGACAAGAACTACACCTTTGTAACTACCATTGATATACGAGAGAACACTTATTTGTCTGAAGCAGCTATAAAAGAATTCGAGATGTCTCTAACGCATGAAGAAAAGGAAGCGAGACTACATGGAAAGTTCATGCACCTTTCGGGACTAATTTACAAAGAGTTTCTCGCTGAGACGCATGTAGTCGAGCCTATGGAGATTCAACCTCATTGGACTAGATACATGGCCATAGACCCTCATGAGAGGACTCCTACGGCTGTTCTATGGCTTGCTGTGGATGATAGAGACAACCACTATCTCTATGATGAGCTTTGGTTAAGGGATATGGACATAAAACAGATTGCTGAAGCTATTTTATCGCAAGAAGGCGTTCTTCCAGCTAACATTAGGTTGATTGACCCTCATGCAGATAAGGACAATGTGGTTGCAGGTGGGTTTAATGTACGGAAAGAGCTTATGAAGTACGGAGTGTTTACCCAAAGAGCCAATTCTGACCCTATGTTGGGTAAGGCAAGGATAAGACAGGTGCTTACACCTAGGTATTCAGCTCTCTTAAAGCGTAGTATCCCTAAATTGCTCATCTCCAACTACTGTTCACAGACAATATACGAGTTTCAGCACTACATTTGGGATGAATACAGGCGAAATAAGGAAGATTACGATAAAAAAGAAGTAGCAAAGAAGAAGAACGACCATTTTATGGACTGTTTACGTTATATTTACAACTACGGGCCACGCCATATTGAACTTGAGGAAGATAGCGAAGAAATAACCTATGAAGGGACATATACAAAGCATCCAGTACAGAAAGAAAGAGTTGGAAGCTACTACAAACTAACAGAAGATCAAGGACATGGAGGACAATTCTAATGGCAAACAAATATCATATTAGATCAAATGCACCAAAAGAGATGAAATTACCTGAACGTAAAGGATTACCTACAGGGTACGATATATTACCTGATAAACCTAAATCTAAAAAGAAGAAGAAATAATGGCTTATAACTCAGCATCAGCTCAAAGACTTGGCCCAGACTCTGGAACTCCACAAGGACAATCTTCTATCTTATATCCTTGGCAGAACGCTGCATTTCCTCAATCTGCAGTAGCTGATCCTTATGCAGGTAACACTTACACAGGAAATCAGACATATACGCCACCAGAGGTTGATCCATCAGAGTATTGGAACGCTGAGACAAGTGGATATGATCAGATGCCTGAGTATGATGCTAATGCTGCTTATGAGCCTTATGATGCTGCTGCTAACTATGTTCCTCAGTATATAGACCCTAAATACACAGATTGGGAGAATGCTAACAGATATGCACCTTGGTCACATCCTAATAGCCCTGGCGGGGTTGAATCAGCTAATCAATCAGAACTAATGAATGATCCTACATTTTGGAATGGTGGTGGTAAGCCAGCTACAGGTAGTGGTTCTTCTAATCCTGTTGCTGCTGGTGCTATGGGAGCAATGGGTGGTGTTGGTGCGGGAGCTATTGGTGGTATTGGGGCTGTGTCTGGAACAGGCCTAGGAATGGGTACAGGGGCGTTGTTGGGAGCTAGTGCTATGGGTGGACCGCTTGGATTGCTTGGTGGTGGACTTATGGCTGGGTTAAGTGCAGGTGGTGTTTTAAACAAGAAGAAGAAACGTCAACATCTTACTTATCAGTCACCTAGTTACCAAGGATACATGTTTACGCCAGAAGAAGGAAATCCAAAGTGGTATATGCCCTCAGAAGAAACACAAGAGAGTCAAGCTACTCAACAAGATCTTTATTCACAACAGCCTACATATAGCGATACTTCAACTCAAACTCAAACACAAACACCAGGAACAGCTTATGATTATAACTATACTGGTGGAAGTAATACTGGACAGCAAAGCTATGTTGGGCAACGGGATGAAAACTATGGATCATCATACGGTAACACTAATTCTAATAACAGTTCTTTGTATGATATGTTTACGGTATAAAAAATGAAATCAAAAAAAATATATAATTTAGCTAAGTTTATCTACGAAAGACAAGAAGAACTATTTAAAGAAGAAGAAATACAAACTAAGAACATAGCGTTCGATGACTTACCAGAAAACGAAAAGAAAGTAATGATCGGGTTGTCTGGTTCTGTGATCGGGTATATTACTAACGACCTTGAGAAAATGAGAATAATAATATGACAGATGTTAAGAAGTTATTTAATAAATTAGTTGCTGGTGGAAGACCACCAAAAGATGCTGCTAAAGAAATTCAACAAAGAACTGGTCTGAGTGCTGTGAATGGTAAGCCAATAAACAAGCAACTCTATAAATCGTTCAGTAAAAGAACAGGCAAAGTTATCGGCCAGTACGGATCTTAGGAGATAATAAATGGGAGCTAATAGTGTTAATAAGCAAGAAAGCTCATACGTAAAGAGCAGTAGTCAAAGTATGGATCCGATGGCTAAGTTTGCCGTCGAGGAATTTGAGAGATACGAGAAGTTTCATACACAGAGATATGATAATGCAGCAGAGGTTATCGATCAATGGAACAATGTTCCACCATCAAAGACTTTAGATTGGATGAACCAAGTTCATTGTCCTATTACTTTTGCTAGTGAACAAACAGTAACACCAAGAATCTTTGCAGCATTGTTTCCTAATGAAGCACCTCTTGATATTAAAGTCTATGGTAAAGCTTCAGAGCAACAAGGAATTAAGATCAGAGATACACTTAAGCATTATTATAGGATAGCAGATGTTATGGGAGAATGTTTACCTTCAATGACACAGAACACTTTACTTGGTACTGGGTATGTTGAAGCACCTTATCTCTATCGTAAGACTTGGCAAGTGAACAGAGCGGGTGAGAGATACCTAGCAGTTACGGATCGTAGACCTGATTGTAAGAGTGTTAACTTCTTTGAGATATTTCCACATCCAGCCAAGTTACATATGAAGGATGGATTACCTCTGATACGAAGAAGATACTGTGATGCTGAATATTTAAAGCAGTTAGCTGAACAACCAGCAGCTAAGTTCTCTAACCTAGCAGATGCTTTAAAGACAGAGAGTACACGGAACGAAAGTACAGATTTTATAGATACAAAGGGTGCGACTCTTGACAAGAAGAAACGTGATGAGTATGAGTTGTTAGAGTACTGGGGCCCTTGGGATGAATCGTATAAAGTAGATGATAAGGTTACTACTAAGAAAGCTGTTCCTTATTGGATTACTATTGTTAATAGAAAGATTAAAGTTCGCGGTATACCTAATCCTTATAACTTCCAGCATCCACCTTATGCAAAGACTAACTTATTCTCAGAGTCAAAGCCTTGTTGGTTTGGTGTTGGGATAGGTACTGTTGGAAAACCTACACAGGAACGATTAAATAAGATTATTAACCAAAGGCTAGATAATGTTGATTTAGTTCTTAATAAGCAAGGGTTTTATAATGGAAATGATCCTCTCATCAATGTTAAGAAATTACAAGTTTCCGCCCCCGGTTCGTGGCGTAAGGTGTCAGATACTGTTAGTTCAATTCGATGGATGGACACTCCTGACGTTACGGCATCGGCTTACAAAGAAGAAGAATTGGCAAAGGCTGACTATCGTGAGGCCACCGGAGCATCAGCCCCTCTTATGCCAACCGAGAAGAATCAATCTGAAACAGCAGCCGGAATAAACCTTTTACAAGGTGCTGCAGGAATTAGGTTCAGACCTGTGCTTAAGAAAATGGAAACAGACTTGATACAAGCATTATCAATGATGTTCTTATCTCATTTACAGCAGTTTATGGTCTTACCTGAATGGATTCAAATGACTTCTAATGAAGGTACAGAAGAACCTATTCTTGTTAAGCCTGAGGACTTACAAGCTAAGGTAGCTATCATTCCTACCGGTATCTCTGAGACACTGAACAAGGAGACACAAATAGGCCAGCTACTGAGGTTTAAAGAGGTATCTGCGAACGATAGGACAATCAACCAAGCAGAGCTTAATAGACGTATTGCAGAGTTGATGGGATTTAAAGACATTAATGCAATAATAGTTCAACAGCAACCAGTTCAAGCTGGCCCTGGTCAATTATCACCAGAAGATCAACAGATGATCCAGCAAATGATGGCAGAGGGTATGTCTCCAGAACAAATTAAGATGGAGCTACAAGGCAATCCACCTCAGAATGGCCCTGAAGCACAGAAGCCTGGCCCACAAGGTAAGCCTCAAATGAGAGGTCAAACACCTGAGAATGGTCAACCAGTTCAACGACCTATGAGGCCTGAAGGCAGAAGGATGGT